GCCCGTTGTAGTCCACGACTTCACCAAGCAGCCTGGTCAAACCGTGCAGCTGGATCGTTACCGCTTCTTCGGTAACCCAGGCACCAAGACCAGCCGCGAGCGTACCCAAGACCAAACGATCGGTACTGCCAACAGCCGTTCCATCGTTAAAGACAAGGTGCTTGTGTCTCTGCGTGAGTACACCGGCCCTGCGGATCCGAATAACACCAATCTTCCGAGCACCTTTAAGATTGCTCGTGAGACCCTGATGACCGCTCAGCGTCTTCTGCTGGACACTGGGAACCTTAACATGTTCCACCAGTCCATCGGTTCACTGACCCTGCTTGACGACTATCGTCGTTGGCGCGATCGTGTGTTCCTGGACGAGCTGTTCAAGGCTGAGTCTCGTGGCCAGTCCGGCGACACCCAAGGCGGCTTCTACTATCCAAACAATCACACCAAAACTGGTGTCACTGTTGGTGCCTATACCGCAACCGAATACGCCTCTGAGCGTTTCAAGTTCAACGTTAAGACGGACCTTCTAAACGTTGTTAAGAGCCTGCGTAAGCGCAACGTCCCTGTGTTCCAAGACGGTTACTACCGTTGTATCGCTGATCCTTCCTTCATGAAGGACCTGCGTGCTGACCAGGGCTTCCGTGAAGTGGCTCGTTATCCTGGCATGGGTGCCCCCAACCCTCTGATGGGTATGTCTGCTCCTAACGCTGCTCTGTACCAGGGCGGTCAGTTTGGTCAGGCACAATTCGTGGCTGGAGAGCCCGTCATGCCTTCCGGCTTCGTGTTCGAGGGTGTGCGTTTCTTCGAGACCACCAACATGCCAAGCAAAACTGCAACTGTTGACATCGGTGATGGTTCTGGCGCTGTTGCAGGTCGTTCGACGCCTCCTGGATTGTTCTTCGGTCCTCAGGCAGTTGGTGTTGGTATCGGCGGCCCGAATGCTCAGGTCCTGATCAACAACAATGACGACTTCAGCCGCTTTATCATCTTGATTTGGCAGCTGTACGCCGGTTTCGCGAACCTGAATAAGGACTTCGTGACCACCGCCTTCACCATTACTGAGTGATAAAGGAGGTACGTAACTAATGGCATCTTACACTGCTGAAAAGGGCGCAATTCTGCAGCCCGGTAATCAAATCAATCGCCTGTCCTCCTATAACACCGAAGGTGTTTTTGGCTGGCCTGGCTTCGAGCTCTACGAGATGGTTGGTTATGTCAAAGTCAGTAATCTGACTGCTGACAAAGCCAACAACAAGAGCTTCAACCTGACGGTTCCTTCTCCCGACCGTCGTCCTGACGACCGTGTGCGTGATGACCGCACTTCACTGGTTGTTCAAGCTGACGCTGATCGTCCCGCTTATATTTACAGCGCTTCGATTGCTATCGGCCAGGACATTCCTTCCGCTGGTGAGCCTTCCTATCCTGCAACTCCTTTGACTGCAGATATCGACGGCACCAACACCGAGATCCTGCTGTTCGGTCCCGACAACAGTGGCTCTCCTTTCGGCGTTCCTGCGACTCAGGCCAACGGTCTGGCTGCCGCAACCGCCGTCACCACCGCATTCTCCTCAGGCACTATCGCCCAGGGTGAATCCGATGTTTCCGTGGCAGAAGCACCTTTCTGGACCGCCGTTACCACCTCCGGTATCGACGACCAGGATGCTGCAAACGCCATGATGTTCCGCGTCACCGCTGACACCACCTTCAAGGTGTACAACGTCAACGCTGTGACCTCCACCTCCGTGGACGGCGACGGTGTCTTCATCAGCTCTGATGATAAGGACGCCGGCAAAGCTGCTTACATCATCTGCCGCGTTAACTACCTGCGTCCTGCCGCTGCTACATCCTTCATGGATATCATTGGCAGCCTGGACTTCGCCTCTCAAGTGGGCGGTAGCGATTCCTGATCGTTACTCACAATATCAACACAGCGGGTCTTCACGGCCCGCTTTTTATTGTCCAGTTAGATTAATTTTGGTATGCTATATCAGTAATCGTCTATCGCTATGTTGTATCAGAACCGTGTTACTGGAGGTCTTGTCGAGGTTGTATCTCAGCATGGTGAAGGTATTCTGATGTGCCTGGATGCGAACGAAGAAGTTTTTTACATTAATGAAGACGACCTCGTTCCACATCTAGATGCAACGGTGGAGAAAGAGCGTAATGAAGTTCGCTTGACTGAGAATCTCAAAGCTGAAGGTGCAAAGCCAGCAAAGCCTACAAAGAAGGAAACCTTCCCAATTGATATGCGAGTGAATATCAATATGGCTTCTGCTCGTCAAATCGCAGATTCACTCCCTGGGGTCGGCCTTAAAACGGCCCGTGACATTAAAGATCTTCAGCTCACTCTTCCAGGTGAGCGCTTTCAACGTCTTGAGCAATTGAGATCAATCAAACGTGTTGATTGGGAAGAAATTTTCAAGGAAAACATTGTGCGTGTCGAGTGATTATGTGCGCGTGTTAATCTGTTATTGATGCATGTAAGACGTGCACAGTAACGCTTTGGCAGTGTTAAATGCAGCTTGATAATTTTCTAAAATCTAAAGTGCGTTGGCACCTGGGGTACAACACCACATCAATCCCAGCAGGTGACCTAGCCCGCTTAGAAGAGGCTCTGGACAACGTTCCGGACTCTTTTTGGTACGGCAAGATTGTGGAGCAAGTAGAGCGTTGTGACGAGGCAGAGAAGCGCACGGATATGACTGGCACCATGAACAACGCGACGGTGCCACGTGGTCGAATTGAGTCAATCGCTGGTGATGTCGACCGTACGATCGCAACCACAGATTTCAAAGAAACGTTGAAAACGTGGACTCAGATTTACATGTACGAGACTGATCGTCTGGCGTTGCACTTATATGTACCTAATTACCGAAATCCTGAGCAGGCCCGTTACCGGTTTAACAGGGAAGGTGCAGAATTTATTCAGGCGCTTCCTGGCCCTGCTGATGTTGCTGTCGGCACCCGTCTCATTCTCGAAACCAATCATCGATAGTACCGTGAGCTCAGTATCTCAGTCACAACTTGCAGGTCTTCTTAGACAAGAAGGTGTAAAAGAAGATTTAATTCCGACAATGGTCGCGATTAGTCAAGCTGAATCCGGCTTGAACCCTAAGGCTTTAAATCCTGACAGAAGTACCGGAGATTACTCGTTTGGGCTTTATCAAATCAACATGATTGATGAGCCTGGTTACATGCTGGGTTCTGAGCGTCGTCGCAACTTAGGCTTGAAGGCAAATGAGGAGCTATATGATCCCAAAACCAACGTCCGCGCAGCAAAATCAATTCTTGACTCACAAGGTTTAGGGGCTTGGTCTGTTTACAAGAGTGGTAAGTATAAAGAATATCTACCTGGTGCTCAGCAAGCAGCAGGAGTCTCTTCTTCTATGCCAGAACCAACTGCACCCCCTCCGGTAGACATTAAGAGTTCGGAAAAAGTGCGTACAGCGGTCAGCAAAGCTCAGAAAAGAAAGAGCGGAGCTGGTTTAGGAATTAACCGTACTCTTGATACCCCAGCGGCTCCTAAATCTTTTAATGTATTGGAATTATTGCAGGGCGCTTTTAAAGCACCAGAGTTTATGAAATGATGAGGTTTGCTGCTGTACCTGGATATAGCCAGTCGTTTCCTGTGACCTACAGGAATATGTACAATGATTATCAGATGCAGACTGCAGGTTTCAGTGATCCTTTCAACACGGCACAAAAGGAACAACACAGCCCCTGCGATTTCGTGGTGTCATACACAGGTGAAGATGATCCGCGTTTTCAATTAAATAATCCTGCATATATGCGGGAAGTTACGAGGTCCCACGCGGATAACATTCCCCCTGTTATTCTTAACAAAAGACCTATACAAGCGCGATGGCAGGCGTAACCTATTTTCAAGATACTATTTTTGATACCAGTACGCAGCTGACTGCTCCTGGTAATGGCAGTGAGGTGCAAGTTGCCGTCAATAATTATTTCTCGACTTCGAGCTATAACTTGTTTGTAAAGGTTGCCGCGATCAACACTAACGTAATTGTTGCTCTGCAAGGAAGCCTTAACAATAGTGACTGGGCTGACATTATTGCTGATCAAACCATCACTTCAAACGGTAACTATTTTTACAGTGTTGAAGGACGACCTGTTAAATATATTCGTCCTGTTTTTGTAAGTGAAGCTGGGGGTACAGCCGCCACGGTTGACTTTATTGTGGCAGCGATTTGATGTGGTCAAACCTCGGACTAATGTGGGTTACATGCTGGGTTTACGCCGGAGCGATATACCAACTGAACCTGCAGGAAAAGCAACTTTCGGAGTAGGTACTCGTGCAAGAATGGCAGGGGATAGACTTCCGTTAGAATTAGTAGTGCCAGGTTATAGCCCTGAGCCCTATGTTTCTGGCTCCGATTTGCGTGATGAACTTCGCGGAAATTACTTAAACCCACGAGACCTAAATCAGTTGATTAAGTAAATGGGTCAAGCTAAATCATCCCCAACCCCCAAAAATGATCGTATCGTTGTCGAGGCCCCAGGGTTGACCGCAAACGCTCAGCAAGTTGTTGATCGTTTAGCCGGACAAGCAATGGGAACACAACCTGAAGACATCATCGGCACACCTGATCTTTTGGATGAACAATTTAGTAGCTCTTACAATCCTGACATGTTGTCGAAACAACCACGTTCAAGATACCTGCAAGGAGCCGGCAATAATTTAGCTAGCGCTGGCAATATCTATTCACGCTTTTAATCATGGCTAAAAATAAAATGCCCCCAGAGCTCCTGGCTCACTTTAAGAAAAAACAGGAAGGAAAGGAGGATTCCGATAAAGAATCCAAGATGAGCGATAAGGAGAAGCGTAAGGATGCTCTCTCCAAGGCACGTAAGCGCATGGAAGAGAAGAAAAAGAAAGACTAAACCTATTCCGCTATAATACAAATAACGTTATCAGCTGATAGAAGTGTCAAGCAGTAGTTCTAATAAGCAACCATTGATGGTCGATCGCCCGGCAACAACCTCGACGTTGTTGACCGTTGCTTCAGGCCAGGCCTTCAGCACAAACCTTGTTCCTACTGCTGTTGGTAACGCAACAAAGATTTTTGATGTTGACTCCGGTGCGACGAACACGTCTATTTCTGGTGCTTACATCGATGAAATTTGGCTGCGTTATACAAAGCGTTGTCTCGAGTTTATTGACGCGCAGGCTGTCACCACGGGGACCTATTCTGCTAACAGCACGACGGTGACTGTGACCATCGCCGGTGGGCACAATGCACGAGTTGGGCAAAAGGTGTGGTGTGATTTTACCTCTTACAGTTCAGGCGCCGTTCCCATCGATTCTGAATTGACTATCGCCACGGTCACCCCGACAACGTTCACCGCAGCCATACCGAGCCTCAGTGGCACTATCACCGGTAACGTGAGCGTTCGCCTTCCTATTGATATTTGTTTTTATTTAGTGAACGTTGGTACTGTCAGT